CCGGTCAAGGCAAAGGCCGTGGAATATGTGAAGGTTTGCTCGCTCTACGGCGCAGGCTTCTACTACATCCCGGGCACCGATACCTGCATCAAGATCGGCGGCGCGATCCGTATCGATACCGCATTCAACGGCGGTACCTACGACAATCCGTTCTGGCAGGGTGGCAATAACGGCGGCGGCTCGTACCTGCAGGACTACATCTCGACCCGTCAGCGTATCAACCTGACCACGGATACCCGCACCGCGACTGAATACGGTGTCGTTCGTACCTACGCGAACATCCAGTTCGACTTCCTGCAGGGCCGTGAGAACATCGCTGGCGGCTTCACCGAAGTCGACTACGCCTTCATCCAGTTCGCCGGCTTCACCTTCGGTAAGGCCGTCTCGCAGTTCGACCCGCAGTGGGCGCTCTCGAAGCCGTACATCTCGTCGGGCTTCAACGCCGGTTCGAACAACGCGACCGGTATCCCGCAGATCGCTTACACCGCTTCGTTCGGTAATGGCTTCTCGGCCACCATCTCGCTCGAAAACGCGTCGCCCTACCGCAACGCTGGTCTCTATAACAACCAGCTGAGCCTCCTCGCACCGTTCGGTGCTGGTGTTACCACGGGCTACGGCACGTCATCGAACACCTTTTCGGGCAACTCGTACGGCGGCAACCACATTCCGGACGTCGTGGCGAACCTCCGCCTCGATCAGGCATGGGGCACCCTGCACTTCGCAGCTGCGATGCACACGATCACGCCGGGCTACTATGGTGCTGTTGGCAACACCGCAACCGGTCACCCGGATGACTCCTACGGCTTCGCTGTGACCGGCGGCGTCGAGTTCAAGAACCTGCCCACCGGCGCAGGCGACAGCTTGAAGCTCGAAGCCACCTACGGCAAGGGCGCTGCCAAGTACGTCTTCGGCGGCACCACCGACATCGTCGGCGGCGGTCGCTATGCCAAGGCTACCGGAAACACCATCGGCTTCGGTTACGTGCTTGACGGCGTTTATGGTCCGACCGGCGGGGTGCAGCAGAGCGAAGCCTGGGCAGTCAGCGCTTTCTACGAGCACTACTGGAATCCGGCCTGGCGCACCTCGGTGTTTGGTAACTACAGCCACATCTCCTATGGGGAGGGCGGCAACGCCCTGCTCGCAGCATCCTTCGCTGCTGGCCGCACCACCGCCACTGGCGGAACGACCACTATCGGCACGCTCGCCGGTTCGACGGGCAATTTCGACCTGGGTCTCGCCCAGATCGGTACCCGTACCGCCTGGACTCCGGTCCGCAACCTGACCCTGTCGGCTCAGTTCACCTACAGCCGTCTGGAGCAGAACCTCGGCGGCACCTGGAGCGGCAATGTCAACGGCCGTGCACAACCGGCTGGTGGTTACGCTGTCACCAACCAGAACCACTACAACGGTTCGGTGCAGATCCTGCGCTCGTTCTAATACCGACCGCCTTACGGCGATCGTTATCTGAAACAGAAACCCCGGCGAGAAATCGCCGGGGTTTTCATTTGATAAAATAAGCTGACTAAATAAAGTGATGGACGAAGGTTTTATGATCAAGTAGTCTGCGAACACTGGCAGCACGTGGCTAGCTAGAACGACCTCCAAGAGCCCTCGAGAATGCCCTCTCGGGGGCTTCTTCGTTTCTATGCTTCAGCGCGAAGTGCAGGCGAAGGTTGGCTGTGAATAACTGTTTCGTGCTTGCTTTGGGGGCAAATCATTGACATGGTGCGGACCATCCAGAATTCTCTGAAAGAGTTGACCCGCCCGGCCCACGCCGCGGCGGGTTTCCGCTTCTATGGGCACAGCTATGTAATGTCGCTGCAAACCAACTACCCAACCCGAGCAATCGGCCGTTCTGTCGATCATCAGGCGATCAAGGTTCGTGCATTCAACGATCAAGGGATTGTTGTCGCTAGCGTCGATGACCCGCGCCTTGATGCATTCGAGCGCCAGTTCTTGAAAAACGTGGGCTCCAAGCTCTACGGCCCCAAGGCCAGCTGATTGGGCAAGCCCCTTGATCGCCGTGTCCGCAATCGTGAGTACGACGCCAAGCGCAGGGAAGAGAAGCCCTACCGCAACTGGTACAAGCTCAAGCGATGGCAGGACATCAGGGATAGGCAGCTCGCAGCCAAGCCATTGTGCGAACGATGTGAGAAACGAGGCAAGATCACGCCTGCAGCGGTGTGCCATCACGTCATCAAGCACGATGGTGACCCCCACATCTTCTGGTCCGGTCCATTCGCGTCTTCATGTCAGGAATGCCATGACACGATCGAGCAGGGCATCGAAGCCAGGGGTTACGAGATGGGCAACGACATTGCCGGTCGTCCAATCGCACCCGATCATCCATGGAACAGACCGAAAGGGTAGCCCCTAGGGCGGATCAAAAGTTCAGATGCCTTCGACGCCGGACCGGCGCCCAAGAGCCCTTCGCACTGAGACCAAAAACCAGAGGGGACCCATCGCAATTCAAACGATGTTGAGTGAGGTAAGTATCTGTTTCTCTACCTCTATTCGCGCTGTTTGATTAACCCTGGAAATCAAACGTTATGCCGAGAGGTGGGAAACGACCTGGCGCAGGTCGCAAACCGGCAGCCAAGCCGGCTCTGGCCGCAGCGCCGGCGAGCGCGCCCAGGTTCGAGCCGACTGTCATCGACGGTCTCGCTGAACCGAACTGGGCTGCCCAGTTCACCGACGAGCTCGATCAGGATCTCGCGCGGCGCCAGTGGCGCATCATCATCGGCGAGCTGCGCGGCTCCGATAAGTTGGCGAACGCCAACGAGCGCCAAGTCAAGCGCCTGGTCGATTGCTACGTGCTCTATGAGATCGCAATGCGCCACGTCGCGGATGAGGGGGCGGTCTTCCCACGCAAGGGCAAGAAACAGCCTGCGTACAATCCGTGGTTCACAATCTTGAAGGACGCGAACGCGATGGCGTCAGCCGCTGAGGCGGAGCTGACAGTCACGCCGCGCCGGCGTAATAATGGCGGCAAGGTCCAGAAGCAAAAGCAGTCGGTCATCGGGGGCGGGTACCTCCGCGCGGTTCCCAAGTGACCGGACCACAAAGTGGGCGTGCGATGTTGTCGAGGGTCGAATTGTATCTGGCGAGCTGGTTTGCCATGCCGCTGAGCGACATCTAAAGGATCTGGTCGACGGCGCTGCGCGCGGTCTGCACTGGGCGCCGGATCGAGCCGAGCATGCCTTCGGGTTCTTCCCGAGCGCTCTCTCGATCACGGAAGGCGCGAAGGTTGGTCAGCCTTTCGAGCTGCTGCCCTGGCACGCATTTGTTGTCGGGTCGCTGTTCGGCTGGCGCAAGGAAAGCGGCCGGATGCGATTTCGCTCCGGCTGGCTGGAAACGGGCAAGGGTCAGGCGAAGTCGCCGCTGATGGCGGCCATCGGCCTGTACATGATGGGCTATTACGGCGTCCCGCGCGCCAAGGTGTATGCGATCGGGCAGGATAAGCAGACGGCAAACGTTCTGTTCAAGGATGCCGCTGCCATGTGTCGGTCTCCGATTCCAGGAACCGACCCGGAAGAGAACACGACGCTGGAATCCGTCGGCGAGGTCGTCATCCGCGGCTTCCTCGATAACGCATTCAAGATCGAGCATCCGAGCACGAAGTCGGTATTCCAGTCACTGGCAAATGGCGAGGCGATCTCTGGTCCGAAGCCGACGCTGGTGAGTGCCGACGAGATCCACGAGTTCAAGAGCAACAACTCGATCGAAACGTGGATGCGCGCCATCGCCAAGATGCCAGGCGATGCGCTGATGCTCCTCGGCACGAACACGCCGGCGTCGACGCAGCTGGTCGGCACCGAGTATTCCGAGTTCTACCAGCGCGTGGTGCGCGGGGAATTCATCGACGACGAGGCGTTCTCGTTCATCGCGCGCGTCGACAAAGCCGACCACGAGAAGGTGTTCGAGAACGAAGACTGTTGGGTGAAGGCGCTGCCGGCGCTCAACATAACGTTCCCGATCGAAAACATCCGAGGTGAGGTCAACACGGCGAAGCAGCGCCTATCGACGGCGATGTCGGTCAAGCGCCTCTACTTCGGGATCCCGCTGGGTGTTGCCGGTTTCTGGATGGACGAGGAGCCATGGGCTGCCGTCCAGGCAAAGGTTGATCCGGCTGAGCACAGGGGCGAGAAGTGCTGGCTGTCACTCGATCTGTCGAAGAAGAACGATTTGACCGCGCTCTCAGCTTGCTGGAAGCGCGAAGCGAACGAGGAAACCGGCGAGCCGGAGCACCTGTTCGTCAAGACCTGGTACTGGACGACGCAAAACGGCCTGTCCGACCGCGCGCGCCGTGATGTCGCCAAGTATGTGGAATGGGCGGCTGACCCGGACGTCGACTTCACGGCGGTGCCAGGCGCCACGATCGACAAGACATTTGCCGCGGCAGAGGTCGCCAAGCTCGTCGATGAGCATGATGTCGAATTTCTCGCCTACGACGTGGCCGGTATGGCCGATTTCATCGCCGCCTGTGAGCAGATTGGTCTCGCCGTGTGGCTCTATGAGGGCCCCGACAAGCCTGCTGGCTACGGGCTGAAGCTGGTCCGGCACAATCAGGGCAAGCGCCGCGTCTTCGAGGAGAAGCAGCTGACCATGCCCACCTCGATCGAGAAACTGGAAGATCATGTCCTTGATGTCGCGGTCACGATCGACAACTCGCCGGTGACCTATATGTGCGCCGCCAATGCGATCATCGAAAGCGACGGGCAGGGCAACCGCTGCTTCGACAAGGCCAAATCGCGTGGCCGCATCGACGGAATCGTGACGACCGCGATGGCCATGGGCGCTGCGCTGATGAGTTCTGGTCCGCCGCCCATCGATTACGACGATCTGATCAAGAACGCGGTGATCGTCTGATGGCGACGTGGAAGCTCAGCGAGTGGTTCGGAAGCTGGATGCGCCCGCGCCGCGGGCCGGACCCGGCGCAGGATCATCGAGACGACAGCGATCCGGCCGTCACCATCGATGCTGCCATGCAGCTTGGCACGGTGTGGGCCTGTGTGCGTCTGCTCTCTGAAACGATCGGCACATTGCCGGTCGGGGTTTATCAGAAGGACGCCAAGGGCGGTCGCCTGCCGGCAACCGAGCATCCGCTCTACGCGCTGCTGCACGACAGCCCTAACGCAGATCAGACCGCGGCCGAGTTCTTCGAGGCCATCGTCGCCTGCCTCTGTCTTTGGGGCAACTTCTACGCGGAGAAGGACGTCAACGGCGCCGGCGATGTGGCATCGCTTATCCCGTTGCGGCCGGATCTCACGACGGTGTTTCGCGACAAGAACGGCGCGCGTCGATATCGGGTGACCGAGCACGGCAAAACGCGCGAGCTGAGCGAAGATAAGGTCTTCCACGTCCGCGGCTTTGGCACCGGTGGTGACGTCGGGCTTTCGCCGGTCGGGTACGCACGCAAGACGCTTAACATGGCCATCACAACGGACGAGGCCGCTCGGAGTTCGTTCCGGAATGGCGTTCGTCCGAGCGGCTTCCTGATTGTGCCGGGCAAGCCGACGGTCGAGCAGAAGCAGGACCTCCGCAAGACCTTCATCGATCCTGTCACGGGTGCCAGCAATACCGCGCGTGCCGGCGTGCTCGAGCAGGGGATGGACTGGAAGGACATCAAAGGAATTCCGCCGGAGGATCTGCAACTGCTCGAAGGGCGCTCGTTTAACGTCGAAGAGCTCTGCCGATGGTTTCGTGTCCCGCCTTTCATGATCGGTCACACCGAGAAGTCGACCAGCTGGGGCACCGGCCTTGAACAACAGATGATTGGCTTCCTGACCTTCTCGCTGCGGCCGTACCTGACACGCATCGAGCAGGCGGTGAAGAAACAGCTGTTGAAGGCCAAGGATCGCGCCAGCACCTATATCGAATTCAATTTGGAAGGCCTGCTGCGTGCCGATAGCCAGGGTCGCGCTGCGCTCTACAGCACCTTTGCCCAGAACGGCATCAGCACCCGCAACGAAATCCGCGGCCGTGAGAACTGGCTGCCGATGCCGGGCGGGGATGTCCTGACCGTGCAGTCAAATCTTCTGCCACTCGATCAGCTGGGCCAGGCCGCGCAGGGTGGTGAGGGGCAGGCCAAGTCCGCGATGCAGCACTGGCTGTTTGGCGGCGACATCAAAACGATCATCGCGGACTGTGTGGCCGCAGCATTCGCCAGCCGGCGGAAGGACCTTCCGCCTGACGATGGAGCATCAAATGTTTAAGAAGCACGGCGTTCGGCGCGGCGCGGTCAAGATCCGCGGCTTCGACCTCGATGTGAAGGCCTCGACAGAGACCGCAGGCAAGTTCTCCGGCCATGGCTCGGTGTTCGGCGTCGAGGACAGCTATGGTGAGATCGTAGCGCCGGGCGCGTTTGCCGACAGCCTCGCAGAGATTGCCGCGAAGGGCCGGCCGGTGCCGGTGTTGTGGCAGCATCGCTCCGGCGAGCCGCTCGGTGTGTATGACGTCCTAAAAGAAGATGATCATGGACTTTATGTCGAGGGTCGTCTTGCGATCGAGAAGGTCGCGCGCGCCGCCGAGGCGCACGCGCTTGTCGAGATGGGCGCGGTGTCCGGGCTGTCGATCGGATATTGGGTACGCGAATCCACGTTCGACGAGAAGACCAAGATCCGGACGTTGACTAAGCTCGATTTGGTCGAGATCTCCCTAGTCACGTTTCCGGCCAATGATGAGGCTCGGGTCGACACCATCAAGGCCAAGCTCGCTCACGGCGGGCTGCCTGACATGAACGAATTCGAGAAGTTCCTGCGCGAGGCCGGCTTCTCAAAGACGCAATCCGCGGTGGTCGCCAACCGTGGTCTTGCGCATCTGCTCCGGAGTGAGTCCGCGGGCGCCGGCGAGAAGCAGGCCGAGATCGAACGCATGAAGACCATGCTCGACGGCTTTTCCCTTCCTCAACTCTAAGGACATCACCATGCGATCCAAACTGTTTGTGGCTGCGGCTCTCGTCGCGGCAACCCTGGCGCTCGCCATGATCCCCGTGGATCATGCTGCTGCCGCCACAATCCTCCACACCGCCAGCCATGCCGGCAGCTTCGACCTGGTCGCAGCTATGGGTATCGCCGGCGCAGGCCTGTCGTTCAAGAATGCCAACGGCGGCGAGGGTGGCGACGAGCTTTCGGACGTCTCCAAGAAGCTTTCCGACGTCATGGACAAGGTCAAAGCGTTCGGCGAGGACATCAAGGGCAAGATGGCCGCAGGCGAGAAAGTGACCGACGACCTGAAGTCGAAGACGGACGAGACGCTCTCAGAGATGGGTGAGCTGAAAGCCCGCCTCACCGAGGTGGAGCAGAAGGCAGCGCGCCGCGGTGCCGGTGACGAGACGCCGGAGCTGAAGTCGCTCGGCCAGCTTGTGATCGAGCACGAAGACGTCAAGAGCGGCAAGCTCAACGGCGCTTCCCGCGGCTCGGTCCGGGTCCAGATCGATCGCAAGAACATCACAAGCGCCTCCAGCACGGTCGGCGCCGGCGTCAGCGCTGGCACGTCGCTGGTGCCGGCCGCTCGTGTTCCCGGCATCATCGCGCCGCCGGATCGCATGATGACCATCCGCGATCTGCTGATGCCCGGCCAGACCTCGTCCGGCAACATCGAGTATGTGAAAGAAACGGGCTACACGAATAACGCCGCAACCGTGGCGGAAGGCGCGCAGAAGCCCAAGTCGGACCTGACCTTCGACATGGCGAACGCTCCGGTGCGCACCATCGCGCATCTGTTCAAGGCGTCTCGTCAGATCCTCGACGATGCGCCGGCTCTGCGCAGCTACATCGATGGCCGCGCTCGCTATGGCCTCCAGTTCCGCGAAGAGCTGCAGTTCCTCAAGGGCGACGGTACCGGCCAGAACATCCTTGGCATCCAGCCGCAGGCGACGGCGTTCTCGCCGGCGTTCACGCCCCAGGATGCGACCGCCATCGACCAGCTGCGTCTTGCAGTGCTGCAGGTCGCGCTCGCCGAATTCCCCGCCGACGGTTTCGTGCTGAATCCGGTCGATTGGGCGATGATCGAGCTCACCAAGGACGCCGAGGGCCGCTACATCATCGCAAATCCGCAGGGCAGCGTTGGTCCGACGCTGTGGAATTTGCCCGTGGTTGCAACCCAGGCGCAGTCGCTCGGCGTGTTCCTGACCGGCGCGTTCAAGATGGCCGCGCAGATCTTCGATCGCATGGAGATCGAAGTGCTGCTGTCCTCGGAAAACGTCGATGACTTCGAAAAGAACATGTTCACCATCCGCGCAGAAGAGCGCGCGGCACTGGCCGTGTATCGCCCCGAGGCCTTCGTCACCGGCGCTGTGCAGCCCTGATCGGCCGCAATGATCTGGCCGTCCGGATGACCGGGCGGCCGTTCCTCTCATATCGGAGTTGCCATCATGGCATACGACAAGACGAAGGACCCTAATAAGGGCAACAACTATACGTCCGGCCGCCGACGGGGCTCGCGCGCCACCAAAGGCAAGGCGATCACCCCGAGCGATACGGTCGATCTGGCCAGTTACGCCTCGGGCATCGTCGTAGTCACTGCAGGCAACCTGAGATTCCTGCCTGCCGGAAATGACGATGCTGACGCGATCACCATCACCGGTGCCACTGTCGGCTACGTGCCGCCGTATCAGGTTCGCCGCGTCTTCGCGACAGGCACCACGGCGTCCGTCGCCTCAATCGACAATTGACGGAGGGTTCGATGCAGGAAGATGCGAACAAAGTCATGGTGAGGCCGCTGCGCAGCTACCTCGGCGAAGAGGGCGACATCGTTGCTGGCGGTCCGGCGTTCGCCGTCACTCGCCAGCGCGCGGCCGACCTCAAGGCCAATGGTCTGGTCGAGGATGTCGCCGAAGAGAAGGCCGCGCCGGCCCCGTCAAACAAGAAGGCTGCCGAGCCCGACAACAAGGCTGCGCAGAATCACGACAACAAGCACGGCGGGCGCCGCGGGCGATCGGAGTAAGTCATGTCTGTCGTCGTGGTCGAGCCGCCAGAAGATCCGGTTGTCTCTCTCGAAGAAGCAAAGGCTCACTTGCGCGTCGACCACGACGATGACGACGATTATATAGAAAGTCTGGTGAAGGTCGCGACTGCCACCATCGACGGCCCAACCGGTTGGCTCGGGCGCTGCCTTGTCGAGCAAACGCTCGAATGGCGCGGTCCATCGTTCGGTCCATGCGATGGGCGCCTGCCGTATCCGCCCGTCGTTGAGATTGAGAGCGTCAAATACGACGACGGTGCCGGCGCCGAGCAGACTGTCCCCGATGCTGACTACAGATTGATCGGTCAGCCGAACCAGCCGCGTGTTGTGCTCGGATATGGAGCATCATGGCCGTCAGCCCGTTGCCAGGATGAGGCCGTTCGGATCCGCTATATTGCAGGATGGCCGGTCGAGACAGCGGGTGAGGGCGAGGGTGCTATCACCACATGGACTGGTCCAGCGCCGATCAAGCACGCTGTGTTGATGATGGTTGCAGAGCTCTACGAGAACCGAGAGGTCGCGACCGACGCGCCTCGGACGGAATTGCCGTTCGCCGTAACGGCGCTGCTCTCCACATTCCGCGTCTTTGCCTAACCCAAAGGAGCCGTCATGGCCGATCTCGTCGTAACCGCTGCGAACGTTGTTGCAGACTCTTCGGCTTCCCGCGTGACCGGACAGGCCGGAGAGGCGATCACCGCCGGCAGGGCGGTCTATCTGTCCGCGATCACCAAGAAGTGGATGCTGGCCGACAGCAACTCTGCCACGGCCGAGGCAAAGAAGGCGGCGGGCATCGCGCTTAACGGCGCGGCGCTCAGCCAGCCGCTCGTCGTGTGCACCGGCGGCCCGGTCACTATGGGTGCGACGCTCGTTCCGGGCGATCCCTACTATCTCAGCGAGACGCCTGGCGGCATCCAGCCCGCGACAGGTCTCGGCGCCGGTGAAAATGTTTGCCAGCTGGGCCTGGCGATCTCCGCGTCGGTGCTCAACGTCGCCATTCAGAACCCGGGCGTCACCAAGTAATTATGGCGACCGCCGGAAGCCTTCGTCATCGGATCAGCTTCTACAAGCGCGGTCCTGCCACGGGTCCCGACTACGGCAACACAGAGGGGCCGTGGCCGGACGAGCCAGAATTCACGGTGTGGGCTCAGGTAAAGCCCAAGCTCGGTGGAGAGACGGTAATCGCCGCTCGATTGCAGGCGCAGAATACGGTCAACATCACCGTGCGCCAGAGCAACCAGACCCGCCTCATCCGTGAGGACTGGAGAGCGCGGGACCTGCCGGAGGGTGTCGAGTACGCCATCAAATCCATCGTGGATCCCGACGATGGCGGCGCCTGGCTCGAGCTACTCTGCCAGACCAACGCGGCGGCCTAGATGAAGACCGTCACCATGTCGCGCGACTTCGACTATCGGCCTAAGGCCGGGGTCATCATCGCCTATGTCGGCGGCCGGACCTATCCGCGGGTGCCGGAGGCGGCTGTGGCCGCAATCAAGAAAGCCAAGGCCGGAACCATCCATGGCGACAAAATTGCAAGGAAGGCAGCGGCTGCTGGCCAAGATGGCGGCGCTGCCGACGGAAGTCCGGTCGGCGATCAAGCAGGCGCTGGCTGAAGGCGCCGACGAGATCACCGACATGCAGAAGCGTCTTGCTCCGGTGAAGACCGGCGATCTGCGCAACAGCATCGTACAGACCTGGGGCGGGGCGCGAGTGCGCTATTCATCCCTGAGCGCGACGGCCGGTGCCGGCGACCCTGACCTGACGGTTCGGATCTCGGCCGGCAACAGCAAGGTCCGATACGCGCACCTGATCGAGTTTGGGACGGCACCGCACATCAACGGCGGCAAGTTTGCCGGCAGCCAGCATCCCGGGACCAAGGCACAGCCGTTCTTTTACCCGCCGTATAGGGCGCTCCGAAAGCGGGTCAAATCGCGCATCACCCGCGCAACCACGAAGGCGGCAAAGAAGGTGGCAGGTAAGTGACGAGCCCTTCTCTGGAGCTGCAAGGTGCAATTGTCACGCGTTTGAAGGCGTATGCGCCGCTGACAGCGCTTGTCGCCCAGCGGATCTACGACAACGTGCCGCAAAACGCCGTGCCGCCCTATGTCTCTTTGGGCCCTGAGCAATTCGTCGCCGATAACGCTGAGTGCATCAAGGGTTTCGAAGCTTTCACCCAGATCGATGCGTGGTCGACCACGCTTGGCCTACCTGAAGTGAAGCGCATCGCCGAGGTCATCCGCGCGGCGTTAGACGGCTTCGATCTTCCTCTCTCCGACAACGCTCTCGTTTCCATGGAGCACCGCCAGACGCGCTTCCTGCGCGATCCGGACAGTGGCGCGAACCACGCGGCCATCGAATTCACCTCGTTCATTGAACAGCCCTGATCCATAGGAGATCTACAATGGCCAAGCCAAAAACCATCAAGTCCGGCATGTTCCGCGTCCTCTTGGGCGACGGTGCGAGCCCCATCGTTTATTCCGCGCCGTGTGGTTTCACGTCCAAGTCCATGACCATCACCAAGGAGTTGACGGACGTGAATATCCCGGATTGTGACGATCCCGACAAAGTGTCTTGAGTTGGTCGGGACGCGGTGTCTTTGTCGATGTCCGTCAGCGGCGAGGGTGTTCTCGCCGAGGAGTCGGTTGAGACCTGGCTCGATGCCGCCGAAAATCCCGACAGCGTCCCCGCGAAGGTTGAACTGGAATTTCCGAGCAAGACCATCACGTGGACGGGCTTCATGCATGTCTCGACCGTCGGAGCGGGCACTGAAAACGGTCAGCGTGTGACCAAGAATATCGAGATGCAGTCCGATGGTGAGATGGTCCGCGTGGTGACGCCTTGAGCCGCGACGCTTCAGTCATTTTGGATTGGGCGGGCGGAACCAGCAATTTCCGCCTCGCTTGGGCGGAAATCGCGAAGTTGCAAGAGGCGTGCGATGCCGGTCCGTTCGTTCTGCTTGATCGGCTGCAATTCAAGACGTGCCGCATTGAGGATATCGCCGAAGTCGTCCGATGGGGGCTCATCGGCGGCGGCGCGAAGCCAGAGGAAGCAATGAAGCTCGTGCGGCTCTATGTTGAGGGGCGTCCTCCTGCTGAGAACCGCCTGCTTGCCATCGCTGTGATGTCGGCAGGGTGCTACGGCGCCCCCGAGGAAGAAATCGAAAAAAAATCCGAGGCTCCGGATCAGGAAAACGGATCGACGATCTCCCCAACGGAAAGATCAGATTCGGAGCCATCTACGGAGCCGGCGGAAAGCTGAATATGACGCCCCAGCAAGTGGGCGACATGTCGATGTGGCAGTTCTTCGCGCTGCTGTCAGAGCAGACGCAATCTGAGGGCCTCAGCTCGGCAGAAGCTGACGATCTCTGGGAATATCTGAAATCCAAGGAATAAAGCTTTGGCGACGGATCTTGAACGTCTCGTGGTGAGCCTCGAGGCGAACATCAAAAGCTATGAGCGGTCGCTCGCCAAGGCGATGGCGCAGACGAATTCGCAAGCGAGCGGGATCGAGAAGCGCTTTGCGACCATGAACAAGAACATCTCGAAGTCCTTCGACTTCGGGTCGTCTCTGAGTTCAATCGGCCGTGTCGCGGGTGGCGTGCTTTCTGCCGCTGCGGCAAAGGAATTCTTGGACTCTGCCACGAAGATCGACAACGCGTTGAAGGTTGCCGGTCTCTCCGGCGAGCAGCTCAACAGCGTCTATGAGAAGCTTTACCAGTCTGCGCAAAAGAACGGAGCGCCGTTGGTCGAACTCGCCGATCTGTATGGAAAGGTCGCGCTTTCCCAGAAAGAGCTGGGAATCGGCAGCCTGCAGCTGGCGAAGTTCACCGACAATGTGGCGCTCGCGCTCCGCGTGTCCGGAAAGACGGCAGCGGAGTCGAGCGGAGCCCTCCTGCAGCTCTCGCAAGCTATGGGCGCCGGCGTTGTGCGCGCGGAAGAGTTCAACTCGATCCTCGAAGGCGCCCCAGCGATTGCGCAAGCGGCGGCGGCAGGCATCCAGGAAGCGGGCGGCTCTGTCGCGAAGCTCCGGCAGCTCGTTAACGACGGCGAGATTTCATCGAAGGCTTTCTTCCTCGGGTTCCAGGCGGGCGCTGAAGGGCTGCGCAGCAAGGCTGCGTCGATGGACATGACCATCTCGCAGGCATTCACCAACCTGAAAAACGCAGCGATTAACGCCGCGCGCGAGGTCGATCAGGTTTCGAAGATCTCAAATGCCGCGGTCAACGGCATTACCAATCTCGCTCTCGCGGTCGATCGGCTCACCACAGCCTACAAGATGCTCGCCCAGTATGTGGCATCGACCGATGTCGGTAAGGGCGTCGCCTCACTCGGTACGGCTGCCGACGACCTCTGGAAGAACCCGTCTTGGCGCAATCTCGTCAAGTTCCTTGAGCCTGGAGCAGAGAAGCTGCTCTTCGGCACGGTTGAGGATCGCTCAGTACAGTCGCGCATCGACGGACTTCAGCAGCTCGGCAAGGCAATGAAGGATGCGGAGGCCCTTCGACAGGAGGGACTCAACAAGCTCAAGAATGCTGGAAAGACCGCCGGTCCAAATCGCTTCGATGATGCCTTCTCCCAATTTGGCGGGAAGCCGGTCAAAGCGTCGGATTATCCAGCGGACAAGAAGAAGGAGTCCGAGACCAATGCCTTCGACCGTGCGGTCTCGCAGATCGAGAAGCGAACGGCGGTTCTAAATGCTGAGACCGCTGCCGTGGATCTCGGCGCCGCGGCACAGCAGCGAGCGCGTATTCAAGTAGAGCTCGAGACCGCGGCGAAAAAGGCCAATGAAGACGCGGGATTGAAGAACACTGCGGTCACCGAGGCGCAGAGAGCGAAGATTTCGCAGCTTGCCGACGCTTACCTGAAGGCCGCCGAGGCTTCCGAAAAGGCGAATTCCCCGCTCAAGAGCTTCGCTCGTGCTGCCGCCGATAGCAATGCGACCTTCCAGACGTTCGCTTTGGATGGGCTTCGTTCGCTTGAGGACGGTCTGGCGGACATTGTTACTGGCACAAAAAGCGTTCAGGACGCCTTCAAGAACATGGCGAGCGCGATCATCGCTGATCTCGCCCGCATCGCTATCCGAAGAGCGATTACCGGTCCGCTGGCATCTGCCTTGGGCGATCTCGGCGGGGGCGACATCTCAAGGTTCTTCGGTGGCGCGCGCGCGAGTGGTGGCCCGATCGATGCTGGGAAGGCCTATCTCGTCGGTGAGCGTGGGCCGGAAATGGTCGTTCCCAACCGATCGGGGATGGTGATCCCGAACCATCTGATGTCCAGCGCGAGCAGCGGCAGTGGCGCGATCACCTATGCGCCGCAGATTGACGCGCGAGGCGCCTCCGTGGAGGCCGTAGCTCGACTGGAGCAGATCATGGCGCAAGATCGTGCAAGCTTCGAGATGCGAACGGTGAGGGCCGTCCAGAATGCTCGCCGCAGCCGTGTAGCCGGGGTGGGCTGATGGCTTTGACTGAACCGTTCGACCTGCTACCGGAATTTCCGGGCTGGGTCACCAAATTCGAACTGCGATATCGGCAGGAGCAATCCCGCACCGCTGGCGGCCGAACCATCGTCAAGGACATGGGCTCGCCGCTGTGGCAGATGGCGGCGCAGACCAAGGTCTTGCGTCCGAACGATCTCGACTACTGGCGTGCGCGGCTGGCGGCGCTGGAAAATGGCCTCAAGACGTTCTGGGGCTATCCTGTGGCCCGTACCTATCCGATCGCTCATCCAAAGGGCTCCTGGCCGACAGGAGGCGCGTTCGACGGCGTCTCAGCCGAGCTGTCGTCGATCAATGCGAACCGCAAGGCTATCCGCATTGATGACCTTCCCGTCGGCTTCAAATTCTCGGTCGGTGACTTCCTGTCGATCGCTGGCGACCTGCACCAGGTCATGGAGCCCGCGACGGCTGCTGTCGGCGGGTTGACGCCCGAATTCGAGGTTCGCCCGCACCTCTGGCCGTCTCGCACAGCCGGCGCGGCCGTCTCCGTCTATCGTCCAGCCTGCCTTATGGCGATCGTGCCGGGCTCTGTCTCGGCAGATGCGGGTCTAAACGGCTGGGGCAGTGTGGCGTTTCAGGCAATCGAGGGTCGGCTATGAACCCGAACGAGTATTTCACTTTGGTTTGCGATTCACTGTCGGAAGCGTCGCTCCCGTCTCTTTCTGCAGTTGATCAGAATGGACGTCCAATCGGTCAGCTATCTTGTGATAAGCGTGTGCCGATCCTGCGATGTGTGCATTCCGCGTCGCTAGATCACGCTGATGGCCAGATAAGTCGCCCAAAATCAACAGCGCTTCGTTTGGTGAGATCTTCTTTAGATTGACCAAGCGAAACACAAGTCGTGCAGTGAGATCTGCGCTCGATATTGCGATTGCCGCAACTTGCTCGGCGAATTGTTTTTCGTTTTCGGTCATGCGCGCCTTCCGTTTTCCTGGATTGGATCATGACTTCCCCGCCTCGGGAACCTGAACAAACGGAGATCGCTGTGCATCGCCGCTCATTTCTGCGAGGATTTCTACTCGCGCCAATAGCCGCCTCAGGCACTGTTAATTCTGTGGCAGCGTATCTTCCCGTTCCGGGGGCCGTCTACCAAATCGCGACGGCCTATGGTGTGCCGAAAGTCGCGCTCCGCGGCAATGTTTACGCCGATGGATCGATCACCGCTCGTAAGCTGAGCTCAATTAATCTGACCGCAATTACTGCAAACATTGGCATTGTCACTCCTAGCTCGCTGCGGCTCTGAAAATCCATGACCCGTTCACTCTCGGCCGAGAACTATGTCGCCTTGCAGCAGCGCAAGCTGTTGGCCCGCGACTTTATTTGGTTTCAGGTCAAAAACCGCAACAGCGGCGATCCTGTTTATGACGGCTACTGGTCGGACGTCGGCACGATCACCGCGTCCGTGATCGACCCAAACACCGGCGGCGCTAACTCGCGTCAGTGGTTCGGCGTCGGTGCGCTGATCTCGATCTCGGCTATTCCGCTGGTTTCGAACCTGACGGTGCAGAACGTCACCGTAACGCTGTCCCAGGTGGCCGACCGCGTGAATGATCTGGTCCGGACCTATGAGTGCAAGCAGGGCAGGGTCGAGATATTCCGTGGACTGTTCGACCCAGAGACCCGGCAGCTTGTTGCGCCGGCCGCGCCGCGCTTCGTCGGCTTCATCGACGACATCCAGATCAAGACGCCGGAAGAGGGCGGCGAGGGCTCCGTCGTCCTCACCTGCAACTCGCACACGCAGGAACTGACCCGCACCAATACCGAGACGCGCTCTGATGCCTCGCAGCAGGCGCGCGCGCCCGGCGACGATTTTTATGCGGACACAGCCGTAGTTGGCGGCTGGCAGTTCTTCTGGGGCCGCGCAAGCGGCACAGCGACCGGCGCGCCGGCGCCGAGCGTGGCGGACGCAACCAGGATCCTTTTTAGATGATCAGGCCTGCAACGCTTTCCGACAAAGAGCGTGTAATCCTGCTCTTGCGGGATTCGCGGGCCGGGGCTGGCTTCGATCGGCCGGACGGGGCGACGGGTTTCGTGTTCCCCTTCGACCCGGCTTTTGCCGAGCGATTGTTTCTCGCGCACCTGAATGGCCCGCACGCCTGCTGCCTGGTTCACGATGTCGACGGCCGGGCGCAGGGCGTCCTGATGGCATTTGCCTATCAGCACCCTTTCGGACCGGTATGGGTGGCCAAGGAGACGGTCTGGTGGATCGACCCGGCACATCGGGGACGTGCTGCACTGCAGATGCTCGACGCCTATGACGTCTGGTGGGCGGCCGAGGGCTGCCAGTTCGGCGGCATGGCCGGCATGGGCGAAGATCCGGATGTACGTGTGCTTTACGAGCACCACGGCTATCGCGCCGCTGAGCTGCATTTTCTGAAAGTCCGCTAATCAATGGCAATCTTTACGGCTGCAGCGACCGCGCTTCTCGCGGGGACGGCGCTTGCCACAAGCACGTTTGCTGTCGGCGCGTTGGCTTTTGGCCTTCAAATCGGTGCGTCCGTTGCGCTGAATTATGCCGCCAAGGCTCTTGCGGGAAACAAGGAGGAGCCGGCGGCGGCGAAGGCCGATGGGTTCTCAGCTCAGGGCACGCTCCAAGCTGGCGGCGATGTCCCGCGCTCGTTCAATCTCGGCTACAGCGTGACCGCGGGATCGCTGGTGTACGCAAACACTTGGGGCCAGATCGGTGAGACGCCGAACGCGTACTTCACCCAGGTCATCTCTCTCTCTGACCTTCCGCTAAAGGGCCTTTCGCAAGTCTGGGTCAATGGTGAGCTTTGCACGCTTGGCCCCGATGCCGATCCCGTCCTCGGCTATCCGGTGATGGAGTATTTCAAGAACTTTGCTCATCATGTCTGGGTCAAGTTCTATGATGGCACGCAGACGGCCGCGGACACCTTCCTGCAGACGAGGGTCTCATCAGCCGATCGGCCGTGGGGGCCGAGCCGGGTCGGCCATGGCATCGCTTATGTGATCTGCACGGCACTGGTGGAAGACACGCTCTTTACCGGCTTTCCGACGTATAAGTTCGCCGTCGCTGGTGTTCCTCTTTACGATCCGTCGAAGGACGCGACCGTTGGCGGATCGGGCTCGCACCGGTGGTCTGATCGCTCCACCTGGGGCGGGGATGGTGATGATCTGCCTGCAGTGCAGATTTACAATATTCTGCGCGGCATCAGCTATGGCGGGCAATGGGTCTACGGTCTCCAGAGCATGACTGCGGCTCGGCTGCCGACGGTCAATTGGATCTCGCAGATTACAAAGTGCCGCTCCCTGATTCCAACGGCAGCGGGGGGTGTGCGGGCAACGTATCGATCCGGTCTTCAGGTCAACGTCGACACGCAGCCGGCTAACGCGATCGAGGTGTTCCTAACCGCGTGCCAGGGCCGGGTGTCGGAGATCGGCGGCTTCTACAAAATCCATCTTGGCGCGCCGGGCAGTCCGACGTTTGCATTCACCGACGATGATATCCTTTCGACCGAAGCCCAGAACTTCGCGCCGTTCTTCCCGCTTGCCGACAGCATCAACGGCATCACAGCGACCTATCCAAACCCAGCCGAAGGATGGAACCAGAAGGCTGCGCCGCCGCTGTATCGATCCGATCTCGAGACAAGAGACGGCGGCAGGCGTTTGCTGGCCAATCCATCGTTTGATGCCGTGTGGGATTCCGAGCAGGTCCAGCAGCTGATGAAGTCAGCGCTGGAGGAAGCCCAGCGCGCGCGTCGGCACGCCATGGTGATGCCGCCCGGATTCTGGCTGGTCGAGCCTGGTGATGTGGGCGAATGGACGTCGGCGCGCAACGGCTACGAAGGCAAGCTATTCCGCGTCGACGGCGTGGTCGACGAGCCGAGCCTTGACGTCAGTTTGAACCTGACCGAGGTCGACCCTGGTGATTACAGCTGGGACCCTGGGCAAGATTACTCGCCGGTCTTCAGCGGGCCGACGAGTTTCCCGCGACCCGAGCCGCAGGGAATTGTGGATTGGTTCGTGGAAGCGGCCGTCATGAAGGACAACGAGGGATTTGAGCGGCGGCCAGCGATTCGCATTGGTTGGGACGGTAGCTTGCCTGGTGTCACGGGTATTTCTTATGAGGCGCGAACGTATGATAGCCAAGTCGGCGGATATGTCGTCGTGGCGAACGGGCTGTCTCCGCCGGGCGCATTTGCGGTCGGCGCGATGTTGATCCAGCAATCTATCTTGCCGAGCACTACGTATCAGGTGCGTATGCAATACGTTCCGAGCGCGCCGCGCGACATGATCTGGTCGGACTGGCGCCCCGTAACGACGCGAAAGGTCGACCTTAGCATCAGAGACTTCAATGAAGCGTTGAGAAACGAGACCAACAAGGTGTTCGGCAATCAGATGCCTGAGCTCATCGAGGTTGTAAAACACAATTCTTTGTTGCTTCAGCAAGCTCTGGCGCGCACCGCGATCGACAAGAAGGAGATACGGACCCAGCTAATAGCACAGGCCGGCGGCGCTAAGGCAGCGATCGAAGACCTAGGGATCGTAGTCGCCGACGACATTCTGGCGCTGGCAGACCTTACGACCACGGTCAGCGCTCAGTTTGGAGAAGTCTATTCGAACATCACCGTCAACTCGAATTCCATCGCCACGCTGGAAGGCTACGCGGCGTCGAAATACAGCGTCACGCTGGACGTCAATGGGTATGCGACCGGGTTCACGCTCATCAATGCGGGCGGCGGGGTTTCGTCCACCACGTTCATCACGACCAATTTCCAGATCGCGGCGCTCGGTCCTGGTGGTGGTGCAGTGCCAATCTTCCAGACTGCTTTAGTCAATGGCGTCCCCAAGATCGCGTTGCGCGCGGATGTCTACGCTGATGGATCGATCACCGCTGGCAAGATGAGCGTTGCCACGCTTAGTGCCATCACCGCCAACATGGGAACGATCACCGCAGGTCTCATTCAGGGGCCAACGGGCCGTATGATCATCGATCTCGCCAATGAGCGAGCGACGTGGAGCGACTGAGACGTGGCAGTACGCATGGTCTCCGGAAAGCTCATAGGCGGCGATTACGGGATCCGCACGTCGGTGCCGGGATACGACGCGTTCTCGGAGCCATTTGGGTCGCGCGGCATCTCGTTTGATACGCGTGTTGAGCAATCAGGGACCGTCGTTGCGTCCGGTCTGATCACATGCGGTGGTGCGGCCATTCCGTTTCCTGCGATGCCCTACGTTCCCATCTGCAAGATCAACAGGTGGGATGGCGCAGACCTCTATTCATCCAACGAAACGTTTCTGAACGCCGCAGGCGGCGTCGCATCAACTCATCGATGGATTCCGGTCATTGCGATTGTAACGACCAGCTATATCCAGGTCATGCCGTACACGAATAGCAACTACGACCCGCGAGCGTTCTACAACCCGACCGGACAGCTTTTCCTATACTCGGTGTTTGCGAATGGCGGTTAGGTGTCTGTTCGGTCAGCGGGCCGGACAATATGGTGGATGGATAAGCAAACCGGGCGTGGATGTGTACTCGGCTTCGCCGGGGCAGTTCATGCTCGATACCAATTCGCAGATATACCAGACCGTTCTGAAGGGGACGAGCAACGTCCTCACATTATCAGGTCCAGGATCTAGTGTTCCCGCCGGATACGTTGCGACAGCAACAATCGTTCTTCCTTCTGAGTTTGCTGCGTTCTCAAGGTTGATCGTCAACTGCAATTACACCAGCACGATAAGTGGATCTGGCAGTTTTGATGAGGGATCAATCACTTCAAGCTATTTGAAGTGGCGAGTTATTTCGGGCGTTCTCGTGCTATCCGTCGTGTTTACAACAGCAAGCGGAAATAGTTCTTCGACATCGAATACGTACACCTACGACGTAAACTGGTCGATCTTCAGGGCGGTGTTCTGATGGCCACGAGAATCTTGAAAGGAAAGCGGCTAAACGGAACGTTTGGGTTCGATGTCTCCAAGCCGGGCATTGACGTTCTCACTGCGTCGCCCGTGCACTTGGCTTTTTCTTCAGACTATATATCCCCGGTAAAAGTCATCGGCGGGACCGCCACGATTTCGCCAACGAACGGTCCTGCGCCACTCGGTGCCGCTGGGCAATATCCTGGCGCTAAGATGACCACGCAGACCATATATTTCGGCCGCTACGTATCGCCAATCCCCAATCTGTTCGCAGTTGGAAGCGCGCCGAGCTGGAATGTTCCACTTTACACGGCGCCAACCAGTCAGCTCGGATACCTCGCCGGTCAGTATCACACTTACCTTAGCGAAAGAATGATGAGTACCGGAGTAAACGACGACACATACGGTCCCGTCATCAAGCGAAATCAAAACGTCGCCGGTTCAAACGGAGAAGTCGACAACGACTGGGCAAGCGCCCGCTTCATCGGCCTCTGTTTCAATGACCGTATCGAATTTCGATACAACGGATCCGCCACACTTACTGTCAAGTATCTCGTATTGGAGAGTTAAACCGTGTTTGTCATTTACGAGATGTCGGGAAAAATCACCGGGACCATCAGCGGACCGGGCAAGGATTACGGCGACGTCCTGACGCGTCAGGGCGTTCAGTGGCTATTTTACGAAGGCGCCACGACGCTCGACATTCACACGCATTTCGTCGATGTCGTCAGTAAATCCGTGAGACCTTGTAAGCCGATTGAGCTTGTCGTCGATAAGGTGGAGTTTGTCGCGGATGGATCCGACGCAGTCACCGTATCGGGCATCCCACTCGGGGCCAATGTTATCATTTCGTGTGACGACGCGCCCTACGGTCAGTATTTCGCCAATGACGACAATCTAGAGTTCGCGTCGACTGACGCTGCTCAATATAGAATTTTCGTTGAGTGCCCTAAACACATTCCCGCAACGATTACGCTTGTTGCGAAGAACCCGACAGCCACGTCGCTATATGTCCCCGACTATTCGGGGGTAATCCTTTGACCCAGCGGATCACTTTCTCCCCGCTGGCGGAACGTCGCCAACAGGCGTTCGCTAGAATCAACGCTCATTTCCAGTCGCTGGCGTTTGCCAATCTGCACCGCGAACAGGACTGGGCACGCAAGCGCGAAATCGCAGGCGCCGTCAAGTCAGCCGGCCACGTCGCTTCTACATTAGAATTCGCGGCGGAGGCAACGTCTCGCGATCTCTCGGTTAGCGAATTCGCGGACCTCATCTTGTCCAAGTCGAACCCGGTCGACCAGCGTTCATGGCAACGGCAGCAGGCGATCCGCGCTGCAGAGGCCGCGGCCACCCTCGTCGATCTCGCCAAAGTTATTGATCAACTTCCGCAGAGATAATTCATGACCATTCCAGTCTACAACACCGGCACGGTCTCCGTGTCGGTGAACGGCACTATCGTGTCGGGCGGTGGCACCACGATCTGGGGCAACAACGTCCGCGAAGGCGACTGGATTGTCATCGACGGTGCCGCGATCACGATGGTGCTTGCTGTAACGGACGACGACAATCTCGTCATTCCTGAATGGAAGTTCGGCGCTAAGACCAATGTCGAATATGCGATCTATCAGAACTACTCGGCGCGGTCTGATGTTGATGAAGTTGCGCGCGACCTCGGCAAGCTCGTGGCCGCTCTCAACAATGAGGGGTTCATCTGGTTCGTGGGCCCGGCGAAACTTGAACCCGACCCGTCGAACGGTGATGAAGGTCAGTGGGCTTATCAGCCTTCCACCGGCAAGCAGTGGCACAAGGAAGGCGGCGCCTGGGTATTTGACGGCATCTTCAAAGGGTTCGGTACGCCGGCGCCGTATGATAACGGTAAAACCTATTCGCTGAACGACGTGGCCACGCTCGACGGCGCGTCTTATGTCTGGATCAATCAGACGTCCGGAGTCGGCCATGCGCCGCCGAACGTGACTTATTGGGCGGTTCTCGCTGCGAGAGGGGCGCAGGGTGAGCAGGGTGAGCCCGCGACCATCGAGGTTGGCACTGTTACCACACTTCCCGCTGGAAGCGCCGCAACAGTCGTCGACGTGGGCGTCCCAGGCGCGTCTGTCCTTAACTTCGGTATCCCGAAAGGGGAAGACGGGGAAGATGGTAGCGGCGTGGGGGACCTGGTCGCGGCCAACAATCTGAGCGAACTGACGAACAAGCCTCTCGCGCTCGCCACTTTGGGGGCAATTTTTACCCCGCAAGTTCGCGTCTCGCTCACGCAGGGCGTGCCGGTCCCGACCAGCGACGTATCTGGCGCGACGACGATCTATGTGATGCCGTTTCAGGGCGATCTTCTGCCGATCTACGATGCGACGCTAGGTCTCATGATGCCGCGACGGTTTGCCGAGATCGCCTTTGCGTTGACGGCCAACTCAGGTTTTGCGGGCTATCACCAGTCCGGCGAGAACTTCAACATCTATGCAGCGTGGGTCAGCGGTGCGGTTGTCATTGGCACCGGCCCGGCTTGGACCACAACTGACAGTGAAGGAACTGGCACCGGTACGAACGAAATCGAAGTTATCAACGGCATCCGAGTCAACAAGGTCACGATCACCTTACGAACCGGCGTGAACTCTGGCGACACGATTTCCGTGCCGGCTCGTCAGGCCACCAAACTCGCGACCTTCAATGCCGTTGCGAACGGCCAGGCGGCGAACACCAGCACCAAGCGTCTGCTGTGCAATGTCTATAATGTCGCTTTGACGCCCTTCAATGAAAACATCGAACCGTCTGCAACTTGGAATGCGTTTACTTCCGGTGCGTTTCAACAATCGAACAACAACACAAATTCATGCGCGTCAGTCCTGTTTGCTGAAAGCGGGAATTTTGTTTCGGCGACTGCAAGAGCAGTTGCCACGAATAATGGTGCGGGCGTTGAGCCGGCAGCGGCTGGCATTGGTATCGACAGCGTGACTGTTAATTCTGCACAGCAGACCCCATTCGTTGGTGTTACCAGTGATCGTTACTGGAATACTTATTCCATCTTCGAGGGATATCTCACCAAGGGTTTGCGCTCGATCAATCTTTTGGAGAGCGCGGCGGGGTCATCGACGAAGGGGTTCGCCGGACAAGTTCAGCGCCTCAGTGGAAAGGCGCTGCTCTAATGATCGGCGGCGGTTCAAATCCAGACCCGTTTGTCTTCCCGGATCCTGTGCTAGGATATCCTTTTGGTAACAACAGGACGGTTTTGAAAGCTCGTCGTGATCCGCGACTGATTTCAGGCGACAAGACCGGGGTTTACATTTGTCTCGGTCAATCGCTCAGCGCCAATTCGGTTGAAGGCACTGTCACGGCCGCAAATGCCAACAAGATCGACTGCCTGAACGTTTACGATGGCGGTCTTTATGAAGGCACCGAGGGACTGCTGGGCTGTTCGTCGCTCGACAATGATCCAGTGACGAACGGCAATCTGTTTGTCCGAGTGGCTGACAAGCTCATAGCTGCGGATACGAACCGGCGCGTTATACTCATTCCGCTCGGTATCAACGGCATGTCAGTTGGCCTCTGGGCAACGCAATCCGAAATGCGTGAGCGTCTCAAAGTCGCTTTCCTCCGCGCGCAGGCCCTTGGCCTGACAGTCAACGGGTGCCTTTGGCAACAAGGCGAAGCTGATACTTACAACGGAACAACGCAGGCTGCATACACATCTGCGCTGCAGTCGCTGATCGCATATCCTCGCAGCTTGGGCTTCAACGCGCCGTGGCTGATCGCTCGCGCCTCATATTATCAGGGCGCCACAAGCGCTGCTGTCATCGCCGGCCAGAATGGGACCATCAACGGCACGACGATTTTGGCAGGCCCTAACACAGACGTGATCGGAAGCGGCGGTCGGCGAGACAACGCGCATTTCAACTTTTCGGGCGCGGATACGGCCTCGACCTTGTGGGTAAGCGCCATCCAGGCCGCAGGACTTTCAACAAACTAGAGGGTGACTGAATGACGAGCCAAGAAATTCTTGAAATCATCGACAATAACCACGGCCAATATCGAACAATTCTAGGTAAGGATTGGGCGCACTTTGCAGACGAGGAATCCTGCATTCGCACGTTCGATGCGATCAAGCCTCATTGCAAAAGCATTCAACTTCATCCCGCCAGGAATTTGGACGGCTTCATGCAACAAGCCGGATTTGAGTTCCAAATATAGCGTACCTGCGAGCCGGCTACCTAGCTTTCGTCTTGACGCTGCCAGTGGCCCAGTTCGCACATCTGCTTGATGATAAAATCGCCTACCGCAATGTGTCCCGATCCGTTGAGGTGTACGCCATCAGCAAAATGAGACGGCTTCAAGTCTGCGAGTTTGCTGTCAATCCACTGAACGCCTTGTTCCTGTGCCACTGATGTCACCCAATCTTGGTAGTCCGCCAAAGCCCACGCGCCATCTTCCTTCTGATTTTTCTTCCCGTAGTCGTGCCGCCAGATGGGCGAAACACAAACGACTTTCATGCCTGCAGCGCAGTGCTGCACTATCTTGCGGTACGCTTGAACGAATTTAATTCCGGAAACTGCGGGGCTCGCCCAATCGTTGGTGCCGAGCGCGATAAGGATGCCTTGAGGATTGCCCCCACCTAGTACGCCGTTGATGGTTGCGAGATGATCTTCCATTCCGACGCCGGGGTGACCCCCGCTGCATGCGCGATTGCCGCCAGCTGATAGGTTTTGAATAGAAACGTTCACGACGCTGGGCGCGCGCGAGGCAAGCAGCTTACCGGGATTACCGAAAGTGCCGTCGCTTTCAAAGGCATACGTATGGATGCTGTCCCCCCACAGAAGCCAGCGATCGTTGTGACGCAATTTGCCGTCCGCTCGGGCTGCCGCCGGCAGGGCGGCTGCGGCTATCAGGCCGAGCGCGGTTCGACGGTTGACGTGCATAATGAGAATGTATCCCCAGCAATATTGCGGGAACATACGTACATCGGACATTTCCTACAAGTGGTATTTCGTCGCAATCTCGCTCTTGATGAGTGAGCGCGGGAGCCTCAGTTTGAGTCCGGTGTCTTGAACCATTTGCGGGGCAGGCCAAGCAAATAGCCCCTGCGCTTGAGGTCGGCGACCTCGCGGTTGAGGCTGGCCGCGATCGCTTCGGGCGTGGTGGCCTGGTCGACCAGTGACCGGAACTTGTCGTCGTCGTCTTTCGTCCACGGGATCGCGTTCCCGTTCCGCATTTTCTTGCCCCGTTTGTCGATCTGAGCGCGGAGCTAGCCATCCCTGACCGTGCGGTCAAGTTTGGTCAGGCAATCGCCGACATCAGCATCAAACCCGCGGACGTGGCAGCCAGCGCCGTGGCGGCGATGCCTAGGCCGATCATAAGCTTTTCGAGATTGCACATCGACCGTTCCCCACGGCCGAACCCTACGCCTCGCCATCACCAACCGTAAGAGTCCAAACCGCGAACCCGGCAGGGCCCGCGACCTATTTCTCATGGAGACATCAATGGCCAATCTGAACGCCCTCAAGGCGGCGAATGCGAGCCGCTGGGCGAATGCGACGATCACCCGAAAGTCGGCTTTCGGGCCGGTGGCGAAGAAGTTGCTGGCCAACAAGGCGCGCTACCAGGCCACGGAGACGCTGACAGGGGTTCCGTGGTGGTTCATCGCGGTCGTGCACAACCGAGAGAGCGGCGCGGACTTCGGCGGCGTCCTGCACAATGGCGAGCACATCCTGGGCACCGGCAAGAAGACCAAGCTAGTGCCGAGGGGCAGGGGTCCGTTCACGACGTGGGAAGAGGCGGCGGTCGACGCGCTGAAGAACTGCGCGCCGTACGCGTCGAAGAACAAGGACTGGTCGGTCGGCGGCACCCTAACCAAGCTCGAGGAATACAACGGCCTCGGCTACGCGAACAAAGGCATCCCGTCGCCCTATCTCTGGGCCGGCACGGATCAATACTCGAAGGGCAAATACATCGCCGATGGCAAATTTGATGCCAACGCGGTGGACAAGCAGCTGGGCTGCGCGGGCCTCATCATGGTCATGGCGCAGCTGGACCCGTCGATCGCGTTCGGCAAGACCGGCGCGGTCAATGTGACGCCGGTGGCGGCGACAGTGCAGACGGCGCCGGTGCCGGTGGCGGCCGACAGGCCGGGCCTCTGGGCAACGCTGTGGGGCGCGCTGCGCGGGCGGGACGCCAAAGCCGAGACGACGCCGGAGAAGGTCCGGCCGGGCCTGCATTCGACCGGCGACGTCGTCCTGTACGATCAGCAGGAGATGCTATCGGCCAAGGGGTACACCGAGGTCGGCCAGCCGGACGGGCTCATGGGTGGCCGGACGATCAACGCGATCCGGGCCTTCCGCGCCGAGAACGGGCTTCCGCCGGCCGACACTATCGACGCCAAGTTCGCGGCCGCGCTGGCCGCCGCTGGGCCGCGGCAGGTCGCCAAGGCGCGGGTCGAGGCCACGGCGAGCGACCTCCGACAGAACGGGAACAGTCAGGTGGCGACGCTGGACAGCTTCGGGCTGGTTGGCAAGCTGCTGCTGGGCGGCGGCGTGCTGGGCGGCGTCGACCAGTCCGGCATCCTTGGCAAAGCCAATGACACGCTCCAGGCCGCCCAGGACACGCTGGGGACGGTCACCACCATCGCCACCACGATCATCGGCATCGCCACCTGGTGCTTTACGCATTGGTGGATCTTCGCGCTTGGTGGCGGCCTCTACGTCCTCTTCAAGGTCGCCATGGGCGTGCTGAATGTCGTCGTGCTGTTCCGGCAGGGCTTCCTGGCGCGGGCTGATCGATGACCCGCACCATATCGGCAAGGCTCGCATACGCGCTCTTTCGGCACGCGGCGTCCGAGAAATATCCGACCCGCACCGTCGAGCACATGCTTGCATGGATGCTCGTTGTCTGGGCCGGCGCGTGCGCCGTGCCGACAAAGATGATGAACGGGCCGACGTTTGAATATCTGCTTGTGATCGCCCCTGAGTGGGTCTGGGGTTACATCGGTGTCGTCGTCGGCAGCTCACGGCTGCTGGCGCTTTACATCAACGGCAATTGGCGCCGCACGCCTGGCCTGCGCTTCGTTGGCGCCATGCTGGGCCTGATCTGGTGGCTGATTATCAGCGCGCTTTACTGGCTCGCTGT